CAATGCCGTAAGCAGTTGCTCCAGCAGTTCCCAAAAAACTATTCAAGCCCATACTGTAACCTTTATTTTTTGCTCCCTCATAAGCCATTTTTCCAAAGAAATTGCCTTTTAATTTTTCCTTACTGGCATTCAAACTGCTAAAATCCATTGCCTAACCTCCCATTGCTATAAATTTTTCCTCAAAGAACTCTCTCAAGATTTCTTTAATTGTTCTTTTTAAATCTTTAGTATCTCCACCTGTATTTTCAATAACCACAGTTGGTGCAAATGTGTATTGATTATTTCCACCACTGGTTTTGCTTGAGCCAGAACTTGATTTTTTGCTGTCAATTGATTTTTTAGAAGAATTTCCAAATTGGTCTCTCATCATTCTTCTAGTTGCCTCAGCTGTGGATATTCTTGTACCTTGCGGCAAGTTCATAGTCATTTCCTCGTTAGCCAAAAATTGCTGTCCACTAGGTAATCTAATCATTTCTGCACCTTTTTCGGCTACTGTAACGGGTCCACCTTCCCATGATTTGTCTCCTATGTAACGTCCTTTTCCACCACCAAGAAATCCAAGCCAAGAAGGTGGCTTGATTTTAAACATTCCTGCTATCTTGCTGGCGATTCCACTTACTGCTCCTGCCAATCCATCGAAAAAGCCTTTAATCGAATTGATTACTCCTTGGGCAATACTTTTTGCCTTATTAAAATTTGTAGTAAAAAATACTGCAATTTTATTAATGATTGCTCCAATTGAATTTATAACTCCTGAAATAACTGACAATATCGCTCCCATAACGCTTGCAACCACTCCAATTATTGCTGAAAATACACCAACTACAACTCCAACAATGCCAGCAAACACTCCAATTACCACTTGAGCAACTGGAACTATCGCAGAAAGTAATACAGCTCCTATTTGTAATACGATACCAATAACAGGCATTAGAGCTGTTCCGATTTGGACTGCCAAATTAACAATTACAGCAAGCGTCTGCAAGATTGGAGCGAGTGCTGGCGTTAGCATAGTTACAATTTGCATAAATCCACTAAAAGCCATACTAAGCATATTTCCGATACTTCCTAGATCAAGCGAACTCCAAAACGAGTTAAAGGCATTCATAATGTCTCCAAATATTTGACTTATTTGTCCGAAATTGATTCCACTTATCATTTGCCCAACTACTTCTGCAACTTTTCCAGCAAGAGAAATAATGCCGTTTAATGCTCCTGCGATTCCATTTGTAAGACCTTCTCCACCAATTCCGCTAAATGCTTGAGATATGGTTTGCCCTATGCCTTTTAAAGGTTCTAACAACGGAGCAAAATTTAATTTCCCAAAAATATTTAATATTCCGTCCAATGCTCCGTTAGCCATTCCAGCAAGTCCAGTAAATGCCCCTTGTAAATCTTGAGCCATTTTTTGCCCCATAGGAGTATTCAACAACTGATTTACTTTAGTAAGTAATCCATCCATAGCTTGCTGTCCTGCGTTCTGTGCTTGTTGCCAAACTTTACCAAAAGTTAATGGCATTTGATTATATTTTGCTTCTATATCATCAGCACTTCCTAAAACAGCTTTTTTAATCACATCAGATGTAATTTTACCTTCAGAACCTAATTTTTTAAGCTGTGCCATTGACACTCCCATGCTTTCGGCTATTTTTTGAGCCAAAATTGGAGCATTTTCCATTACTGAACGGAACTCATCGCCTTGCAACTTGCCTGATGTCATAGCTTGATTTAACTGATACATTGCAGCACTAGCTTCTCCTGCTGAAGTTCCAGATACTTTAAACGCTTTGTCTAGTGTGCTTGTGAATTTTACAGCTTCTGCATCATTAAATAATCCTTTTGTAAGCATTTTTAGTTTAGCGATTGAATCAAGTTGTTGTCCGTAATCTGCCCCGCTCTGTTGAGATGCTGCAAATGTTTTTTGCTTCAATCCAGCAACATCATTTGTTACCATTCCAAGTCTTGAATTTCTCAATGAATTTTCATCAGAAGCTTTTGCTAATCCTGCAAAACTAAGACCTCCGGCAATCCCTCCGATTGCTCCTAATTTTCCAAGCAATCCACCGAGTTTCCCTATTATTCCTGTTATTTTGCTACCGATTTCTTTTAATTTTGAACCAAAATTCTTAAGATTTTCAGGCTTAAATGCTCCTTTTATTTTTTCGCCTAACTTCGGAAAAAGATTGCCTAATGAGCCACCTACACCTTTTAAGCTATTAAATTTGTCACGAATTGCATCCAGTCCCGACGCTGCTCTTTTACCAACTAGTGGTATTCTTTCAACTCCATTAATCAACCCATTAGTAAGGTTTTCAAATTTAAAATTTTGGATTTTACTTTTTAATTGCGAAACACTAGGAATCAAGCTAGCCATTTTTGCTTTTAATTTTTCAAATCCTGAGCCACCAACCTTATTTCCTAATTTTGACAATTTTTCTTCAACTTTAGTTGCGGCTGGCAGTAAAGATTGCATTTTTGCTTTTAATTTGTTCAAAGGACTGTCTTCGGATTTTATTTTCATCAATATTTCTAATTTATTTCCACCAGCCATTTTATTCCTCCTCTTCCTTGAAATCCATCATTGCTCTTATCCATTGAAAAAATCTAATGTTGCTCATATCAAGAACAACATTAGGGTCTTTTATTCTTTTTTTTACAATAAATTCCCACCTTAATTTGATTAATGGGTCTTCGTATTGCTCCTCTGCTACTTTAATTTCATATTCAATTTTCTTTTTTTCTTCTCTTTCGACTTTTCCATAAAGGTAGCAATCACCTCACACAATTCAACTAATGCTTCTGAATCGTTTTCGAAAAATTCAATTTTTCTAGCTTCCTTTGGAAACTCAACCATTTTAGGCAAAAGAATACTTGCAAATGTAAAGTAGTCGTTATTTGCTACTAAATTTAAGTACGTTTTTTGATATAATTGTAAATTTTGTGGTTTAGTCAACTGAAAATCAAAAACCTTTGTATTTCCTTCTGCATCCACATATATCTCTTGCCCTTTAATATTTAACCTTCCTAAATTGTCAATAAAAACATTGTTTTCTTGTTCTTTTTCTTCTATTTTTTCTTTATTTGCCATTTTCTAATTCCTCCTAAACTTTTTCATCATATTTCGCACATTGAATTGTGTATTCAATGTCAACATCTTTTGTATTGTTTTTTCTTTCTCCACCTTTTTGAACGGATAGCCCCCGTCCCTCTCCGACGATTTTATTCATTCCTGTATTGTCGATGTATGTACATGTTCCGAGCTTACTATCAGGGTTTTTGTTGCACTTAGTTAAAAAGATATCGTCGTCACTTCCTTTTATTGTTGTGACTTTTATTTCTCTTTTAGTACTTCTTGTTTGAATCGTCGGAACATTTCCTTTTATGTCAGAGTCTCCCATTGTATGAGAGTCCTCTGTTGCATTATTTATTATTTCTTTGGCTTCTTTAATCATATATGTTCCTATTCCTGGAAACGTTATAATTAAATCCACTTTGCTTAAATCTATCGGCTTTTCCAAAAAATCGTTTGCCATTTTCTACCTCCTATTTTGTTATTGGTTCATCATGCCATACTAATTCAACATCTATTTCTTCGATTTCTGTTGATAACGTAAAATCAACTTTTACATTTCTTAACACTCTATTAATATAATCATCTACAGTTAAACCTGTGGTTGCTGATGTGTCTTCTATGTTTGGAACGGTTACTTTAAATAAATATTCTCCATTGTTACTCTTCGCAAACGCTCCTTGTTTTCCCAACTCCATCATTGTTCTTATCAATGTGTCTTCAATGCTTGGGAGTCCATCGGAGTCCATTGTTGTATTTTTACGCGTTATTAACAATCTGTGTAAATTAGTATCCACAGCATGGGTTATAGCATCTATTTTAATGGTTTGGTCTGCGTGAGTTATTCCGTCTGAACACCACGAACCACTTGTTACCGCATTGAATCCAACTACGCTCTCTGTATAATTAATAAACATTTCGTCAAGTTTTGATGATTTTGTCGTATCATTGCAACTTGGGTCCACTCCTAATATTCTTCTATCTGCCCATCTCCCATTTATCCCTTGAACAAACGTCCATGCTGGCAAACCAAATATATCAAGATTATCTTTTCCGTCAGTTCCGTACATGTAGTAAATTCTTTTACTTTCTCTAATATCAAGCGGCGTTTTTTCTCCGTCTGTATTAAGAACTACTCCAAATTTTCCTGTTTTTGTTAGATACTTAGATAATAAAGCAATAAATGCCTCGTCATAGAATGCCACAACCACTCCATAGAATTCGCCGTCAGGCAGGCTACTCAAAAACGCCTCGTTAGGTGTTGTCTTACCTACACAGAACCACTGTTCGGGTTGCAATCTATTACCGTCAAAATCTTCTTGTGAAAGGAATGTATTTATCCCTTTATACATCAAAGAAGTGTTTCCAAAATCTGTTTCCACCTCTTTTAAAGTTGTGTATCTTTTATAATCCTTGTCTGCTTCTTTAGCAATAAATAAAATTTTGCTGAAATCCCCCATCATTAAAGGCTTTTTAGGTCTATTTACCACTACTTTTATTTTTCTTCTAGCCATTATTTACCTCCGTTCTTACTTCTACATCTTTTATTAAATCTCTTACTCTTTCACTTGATTCTCGCCAGTTCATTTCTACATCAAAACTAAATCTGTAAATGTACTGACTTCCTTCAAGGAAAGTTAAATCTTTTATTTCTATATCATTATTGCTTAACCCAAATCCATTTCTGATAAGATCATGTCTTTTCTTAAATACTATAACTTCAAGCAATTCATTCGCCATTTCTTCTGCTCTTGACTGTGTCGGAGCATAAAAATCAAATTGCAAATAAGCGATAACTAATCTCAAAGCCTTTTCCTTAATCTGCGTATCTGTTGTCTCAACAGTTCTATATGCACTGTATGCAGACTTGTTAAGGCTTATTGTGTGCATTACAGCACATTCTTTTGGCTTTTTTGCTACATAATCGTCACGAATAATCTGAAAGTCTACAAAACTGGCTAACAATTTTCTCAATACTTCATTTTTCATTCTTGTATCCTTTCTATATAATAAATTCTAAGCTCATCGTGTTTCATATAATTTTTTGCTGTTGTTACGATGTAATTATTCCCTTCGAACTCAATTTTATTTTTCAAGTCAATGTCAATATAGCAATATATTTTTTTAGTATCCAAAGTCACTTGTATCCCTTGGTCTATAAGCATACTTATGTCTTGCCTATTAAGATTGAACACAGCCCCCTCGAACTCTATACTTCCATCAACTTCAACAACTTCTGAATTAATCCATTCGCTAGTTTTCTTTGATATTCTGCATTTACTAAAAAATCTTTTCGGAATAAATGTTTTATGTGCCATTTTTATACACCTACAATCTCATAATTGATTGAATTATAAAGTGAGTGAGTGTCCATAAGCGGTTTACTATGTCCTTTTTTCTTTATAGTTTTTGGATCAAGTGCTGCAAAATTTCCGCTTGCTATTGTTTTTTTAATTTTTTTTACTACAAATGTTCCTAGATTTTCATAAGCCTGTTGCCCAGTCATTCCGCCTTGAATGATTTGTTCAACTTGACTTTTCATGTATTCCTTTATTTCGTTTTGTGCATTTGTAGTACCTACAGAAAGTCTAAAAAAAGGTCTCGGTGGAATACCACGGCTTGTACCATATTCATTGAAAATGGCATAATCTTGAACTGAAACACCATTATTGCTCTCATCTCCTAAAACTCCAACTTTGACAGCATGAGAACTCAAATATTTCAATTCTTTATCAAGTTTTTCCAATTCTTCTAATTCATATACAATTTCAGCCATATATCTTCCTCACGATACTTTCAATTTTTTCTCTCTTGTTGCTTGCAAAATCTACAAATGAATAAGAAATATCGTCAATTTTATAAGTTTTATACTTGCTAGCCTCTTCATCCATACTGTTTATAAAATCATTTACAAGCATACATATTTCGTATTTTAACCAATCAGGCAAATCATCGTATCCAGCCTTATAAGTTACTTCAATTTCTTTTTCTTTTGTATTGCAAGCACAATTACTAAAATTAACAAACTCAATATAATTCCCACGACTTTTATATTCATCGTTGGAATTAATGCCTACAATTTCAACAACTGGACGTTTATTCAAGTAAATTCGCTTATTATAATCATAATCTTCTATAAGTGTTTCAACTTCCAATTTATATCCAGTTATATTTTCAATCTGACTAATTGCAACGCCAAGCAAGGTTTCAACCTTAGCCAATTCTTCATTAGCTAAGGTCTTGCCTGTTATCCTTTTATAGTCTTCTACTATTATCAGCATTCAAACCACCTCTATTTTACTTTTAACGGTTTAAAAGCATTTGGTCTTAACACTTTTCCTCCGATTCTTATTCTTGTATAAATTTCTGTAATTCCTTCATTTACTTTTCTGTTTGTTTCTTGTTCAAAATCATTCTTTATGTAGTATCCGTAACCTTTTTTGAAGTCACAGAATATTGCAGGGAATTTTCCAGTTGCTATATCATCTAAAAACTCATCAACAACCACTTCATAACCATTGAATACCATTGTTGCACCATTGTGGATTGTACTCCACAATTGTCTATCTGTTGTATCTTTCCATAATTTCATTTCTTCATACATTTTTAGAGAGACATAGGATTTGGCATTTTTTCTATATTGTTTTTTCATTCCTGTTTCAAGTTTTACCATATCTTCCCAAGTTACTTTTCCAGCTGTAGCAGATGTTACTGCATTGGATTTTACATCAGCATTTGTCATAAACCCTTCAATAAACTGGTCTGCTGTTTCATTATATGTTCCATTTATTGTCAAATCACTTAACGTTATTCCAAAATCTTCTGCAACTGCTTCTTTAATTTCGCCAACTAAATCAGCAAATGCGTCTTCCCTAGCTTCATCTGTCAATGGATATGGAACTTGTCTTTTCCCAGCTTTTATATCAATATATGTGTAACTTATTTCTCCGCTTTGAGTATTCCCGACACCTTCTTTTACAGCTTGGTTTTTAGGAGTTATTTCATTTCTAATGGGTACTCTTCTATAAGATTCCTTACCTGTATAAATTCTTGCATTAAACAAAAACGGAGAATTTTCTTTTATTTCTTTTAAAATTTCTCTTTCTAATGCACTTGGAATTAATACGGCAACTTGTGTACTAGATATTGCTTTTGCAACCCTTAAATTTCCAACTTCTCCAGTTCTTAGAAATTTTTGCAATGCTTCAGTTTCTTTTTTCTCTTCTGTTTCAGGATTAGGCACACCTTTTTTCATAACTTCATCTAATGCTTTACCCATATTTTCAAGCTCTTTATTAGCCTTGTTGATTTTGCCTTCCAGCTCCTCATTCTTTTTCAACGCTGCTGCTAAATCTTCGTTAGCTTTTTTAATATCCTCTGTGTTTTGTTTCATTCCTTTTTCAAAATCTTCAATATTTTTTGACATATTATCATCTCCTTTATTTTTATTTATATTATTATCGCCTTTTACCGTTTGCACAGTCGCTCCAGGTACTGCACCTTTTAACACAATGCTACCTTCCACAACCTCAAACTCTTTAATAAACCTTACATCCACATCTCCTTTATCTGTATTGAATTTTCCAAACTCACGGCTTTTGATAAGTCCACCTACAGACATTTGATAATTCGCACCTTTTTTCATCATTGAATATACTTTTTGAGCTTCTTTGTTAAGTGCGTTTCCGTTATCGTCTGTAGATAAATCTAATTGTCCTATAAATTTAAGATTTCCTTGTTCATCTTGATGTAATTTCATTACTCCTAGTTCTCGTTCCCAATTGTGCATATGCAATAAGAAATAAGTTTTATCCTTATTTACTTTATCTAACGATTCCTTAGTAAACACATCGCTATAAGCATCTAAAACACTATGTGTTACTAACTGCCCTTCGATTATCCCTTTTTCTGTTTCATTTTCCTGTTTCAAAGTTAAACCAACAGACATACTTTTTTCTAATTTTTCTGGCATTTTTACCTCCTTTATATCAATTCACAATGACAATTTATAATCTCGCTCGCTGGTGCTCCCAACTGATGTGGATGTTTAAGTCCACAACTAAAAGTTTCGTTTGCTGGGATAGTTTCCTTATCACATTTTAAATGGCTTTCCCTATCAGTTTTTCCGCCACCAACATGCCACCAAGTCTTTTCCAGTCCTGCCTGCTCCAATCCATTGTGATACGTTGTTGTTGCAGTAGTAGCTGTTTCAGTTCTTGCAATAATCATTGCTCTTTTCTTTTCCATACCTTTTACTTTTTGAGTTATCTCTTTTGCAATATCCCTTATGTTTGTTCCACTTTCCTGTCCACGAACTATGATTTTGTTTAAAATATCTTTCGTGGTTTTGGTTATATTTGTTACCTTTTCAGCAATTACCTTTTTACTTAATGCTTTCAACGTTTTATTCTTAACTGCTGGAATTAATTTTTCATCAATGCCACGATGTGTAATTAAAAAATTTGATGTTTCACTTACTGTTTCGAGTATTCCTTTTTTTAATTCATTGAATAATTGACTTGCAAACGTTTCCCAAGCGAATTCACTCAAAAACATCTGCTCATTTATATCAATTTCTCCTCGTAATTGTTTAAAAACAAGCCTTAATCTATTAAATTGCTTTAATATCAATCTGTTTCGCATTTTCAACTGTCTTTTTGCCAGTATCTTTTTTTGTGAGTTGGTCAACTTAACTTTCTTTGTTTTCTGCTTCTTCTTCGCCATCGTCTTCCTCCTCAACTGGTTTTACGTCTTCATATATTTCTTTAAGTGGTGTCATTGATGTGCTGATTAAAATGTCGTCGCCATTTTCAATAGGCGGATATTCAAGCTCAGCTCTTTTCTCGTTTATTGTTAAATAAGTGATATTGTTAAGTCTTTCCATTTTTGTATTTCTATCTTCTTTTAAAACTTCAATCTTTGAAGTATCAAAGTCAATACGTTCGTTCACACCTAACTTATCTTTAAACATTCCATTCAAATATTCAACAATTTGTTCCGCCATTGGAATTATATTTTCTGTATACAAGTCTTTTTTTGCTTCCTTGTAATTACTGAATTTTGAATTTGTCCTGTCCCCTATAAGAATACTAGGCACATTTAATACGCTTGCTGTAATGTTTCTGATTTCATCTAATGCATTCAGAAAATCAAATTCCTTTGGACTAAAATCCCCAGTTTTAATATCTATATCAGTTCCATCTATAATTAATGGCACACCTGTATTTTTTGCTCCCGATTTTGACTTTATATTGTCTTCAAGCTCTTTTTTTTTTCCTGGATTCAAAAAAGTTTTTACAAGTGCAATTATTTCCCTTTTCCCACCATTTTTTAATATTCCTACATTCCAAGCTGTAATATAACAGTAATAGGCGTGTAACATAGACAACGACTTTACTTTACTTATACCTGTTCCTGCTCCTGCGATGTTATCGTAAATATTAATACTTTTTATATACGTAAACTGTTTTAACATTTCGCCAGTATATTCATTCATACCAACTCTAATTCTTTTTATTCCGTTTAATACATTTGTATTATCGTATTCAACTGTGTATGTTCCACGTTTTAAAATAACGAGTTCTGATTTTGTGTATAAATCGTTTCTCATTATCAGTAACTCTCCATATATTATGTAATATAGAGCGAAATAATTAATGAACTGATCTGTATTCAATATGTTTGACGGACTTCTGATTGTCCTATTAACAAAACTATCCTTAACTTCCGTTATATTATCTTTGTGTCCTTTTTTATATGTACTCCACACTAAGTTATTGATTGCTTCATTTATTCTAATAATCGCACTTGATGTAAACGGATTATCGTATAATTCGTTCAAAAATTTCTCACTATCATTTTTATAAAAAGTATCAAATATTCTTCCGAACTCATTTATTGAGATTATTTGTTGCTTACTCTTTCTAAAAAAATTAAATCCAAACAACTTATTCCTCCTCCCTCTTGTAATAATGTTTATTTAATATATATGGTGTATAATCACTTAAAGCATATTTGATAGCGTCAAATGAATGTGGGTCAATATTGAACGGCTTTTGAGTTTTAGGGTTCTTTGCTATTAATCCATCTTTATTAAAATACCACTTCATTTCCGTTAGTTCCCTGTATGTATTAGGGCATACATTTTTATCAATAAATATATTTCTGAATGACTGTATTTTTCTTACTCCTGCTTTGCTCATATCAGTCGTTTTTTTTACTGAATTAATCAAAAGTCCGTTCATATTGTAAAAAGTAATTGCTTTCGGCTCTGAACTGTCAGCATATATTACTTCACCTTCTTCTATCATTTTGTGCATAATTTCCATTTCCATCATTTCGGGATCTGTCAAATGATTGTCGTAAAATTCTTCATAGATATACAAATCGTTCAACTCTTCATCAATTACCATTCTTACAATAGCGTTATAAGAATGTTCAAATCCAAAATCAAACCCAGTAAATCTATTCCATTTGCCTTCAATTATTTTTTCTATTCTGCTTTGTTCCATATGATGTAAATTTCTAAATAACGTACCTCCAACACTTCCAAATCTCCCTAATGTCTTTATTGCTCTTAAATAGTTATCTGTTTCTGTTTCTAAGTCTGCTATGAAGTTGTCAGGCAAAAACTTATTATCTGTATAGACGGAATGATGTAAATAAATATTTTCAGAAAATACATTCCCTTTTTTTAAATTTACTTCATTCTTTATTTTTATGATTCGTTCAGCATATAGATTGTTTTCATCTTTGCCAACACTTTTTAATACTTCTGTCAAATATTTATACGTCCATACTCCAAACTCATTAGGATTAGTTGTTAAAATCAATATATTTCTGTTTTTTATACTTCTCAATCTCGATTTAAGTTCTTTAAATGATTTATAATCAATCTCATCTGCCTCTTCTATCCAAATAGTATCTATATCTTTTATTGATTTTATTTTCTTAACATTATCTAATCCTCTGAATATAAATTCAGTTCCTGTTACAGTACAAGTAATTTTCATTGGAGTTGATGTGAAATAAAAATATTTTTCGAGCCCAAGCATATAGATAATATCTTGAATATCCGCATAACAACTCTCTTTTAAATTTTCTCTTATCTGTCGAACAACTAATATTTTTCTTTTTTCTTTCAAAGCTGAAATTACTAATTTAAAAGCTGCATTGTATGATTTGCTACTTCCATAACCTCCTAACAAAAAATAAATGTGTTGGCTATCGTCCAATAAAAATTCCTTAAAATGTTTATTCACTTCTCTTGTTATTTCCATTAAATCCCCACCAACTTAATTTCTATTTTGTTATCCTTGTCTATATCGGAGTTTAATTTAGATTTTTCAATTTCCAGTTTTTCTTTTTGGATATTCTCGTTTTCCAATTCCATTTCTAATTCTGCCTGCCGATAACTTCCAACAATCTGTCCACCTTTATAAATCTCTTTTTCAAATTCTTTTAAGACTTTTAGGCGTGTGTTTATGCGTTTCAGAGTTTCATCATCTTCCAATCCAATTTCCAAAAATTTTTCTTTTAACTTTCTTTTCTCGTTTTCTAATTCCAACAATTGCTCTTTCAAATCGTTATAATTTTCATCTGCGATCTTATTTAAAATTGATTGGCTTTTTTTGATTTGGATTTCTCTAACACTTTTTACTTTGTTATAATAAGTACTCTTTTTTATTCCATGTTTTTCCAAAATTTCTTCTCTAGGAATATCATTAACTATGTCTGATTTTATCTGTGTTTCTTTATCAAACACAACCGTTTTTTTCGGTTGTTTTTTGCTATTTTCGGTTGTGCCTTTTTTGGTTGTGGTATTACGTTTTTTTTTAACCCATTTTTCTTTAGCACTCCAAGTTTTTATTGTATTCAACTTTACGTTGTATTTCTTAGCTAAAACACTCATACTTATGCCATTTTCATACTCATTCTTAATCAATAATTTTATGTTTTCATCTTTCATTTTTCCTTTACCTTTTTAGTTTTTTTAGACAAAAAAAGAGCCGACTTATAAATAGACTATTCCTAATCTATATATAAATCGGCTCACAAATTTTATGTTCTTGCCTTTATTCAATTAATAATTTTTTTCTCTTTATCATCTTTCTGTTTTTTAAAACAGCTGTCATTTCAACTTCTCCAACTTCTGATTTCAATTTCAAAAGTTCGACAATAAAGAAAAAAAGTTTTTTATCATTTTCAATTTGTTTTATTTGCTCTTTAGTAAGCATTTTATCACTCCTTTATTATACCTTATTTTATCAACATTTGCAACTGTTTTGAGTGATATTTTTACACTCTAATTGCAAAAAATACAATCAAATTTATTATTGCATAAATCAACAGAATATTTAAAAACAAAAATACTAAAAAATATATCACATTGTAAAGTGTATAATTAATTCTGGCTATATTTTTAAGATTCTTTTTTACATCTTCAACTAAAGCATACAAATAGCTAACTAAAAAGAAAACTAAAAATATTGTAACTGCTGCACTTAAAATTCTCATTATTATTTCCAGCATTTTATTCCTCCTCTGTTATCACAATTGCATTGTCAATAGTAACTCTACGATTGTTTTCGCTTATTAAGTTTAATGATATTCTTCCGCTCTCATCCGAATCTCTTACTCTTATCAGCCCTTTGTATTCCTTTAACAATTTTCCGTCGAGAGTATAAATTTGTACTGTCCTTTTTAGCCCTTTCGTATCACTCTCCCAATCTTTTTGAGTATCTTCCCACCTTGCACAGCTTCCTAACAATCCTAAAATTGTAATTCCTAATAATAATTTTTTCATTTTAATTCCCTTTCTTTTTTTATTTTAACCAAACTAAAACCAAATTATTGTGGTTGTGTCCTAAAAGTTCTTTCACTTCCGACAATTCGTTTTCTAAAAGCTTTCTTTCTTTGTATAAATCAAATAGTCTGAAATCAATTATTACACATGAATTCGGATACTTCATTTCGTATTCTCTTTCTCTCTCTTCAATCCTGTAGTTGATTCCGTTCAACTTTTTTTGGAGAATAAACATTTTGTTTTCTAAAAAATCTTCTTTTTCCATTTTTATAACCTTTCTCTAATTCAATCGACTTTTAACGACTGTCATTTTTTCTTATAAACACTACATTTCAAGCTGTTGTTACAGCCAAAACGACTTTCTGCGACTGAACTTTATTTTTCTGTAAATCCTTTAAAATGCCCTTTATATATTTTCTTCAATTCCTTAACTTCTTCATCTGTCTTTATTTCAAAAGGCTCTATATTCAACTCTTTCAGTTTTTCCATTAATTTGTTTCTACCTCCACCAACTCCGTGATCTACTCCTATATGCCACTCCATTGATAAAGGTAAATAACTATTCCCTACACCTTTGTCGTATTTATAACCGCCTAATGCTCCAGCACTTTTTGAAATATGTGCTAATTGTGCATTTGGCTTTCCTGTAATAACACATATTTTCTTTTTCAACATCCAGTACACCCAATTCCTGTTTTCCTGTTGCCTGTATAGTTCGTGTATCTCTTGCCACATATCAATATCATTTTGCAAAAAATAGTCAAAAAGGAAATTGGTAAATGCCACAGCCTCGACATTACTCATTAATTTAAGTGCCAAGCTAAAAGTATCATTCAGTTTTATAAACAGCATTTGAATCTCGTCAGTTACAAAATCCATTAAATCGTTTGTGATTATATTAATTTTGCTTTCTTTTGTGTAATTCTTGTCAATTATGTTTCCGATTCTGTCTTTCAGCTTGCTTTCCATATTTCTGAAAGGCTCATATCCCTTTATATTCTTGCCATTATGCCTGATATAAAGTTTTTTCAAGTCTTCCTTTGCCTTGTAAAGAAAGTAGTCAGAAATGGCAGGCTTTTGCTTGCTAGTCTGCCAATTTATATCTACACCTTTCAGCTTATAAGCATAACAGTCTATAAACCAGTATATTAGTTTTTGATTTTCCCTTGACATTCTCTTAGACATTTTAGATCAACCTTTCTTACCATACCTTGCTTTTAATATCGAGCCAAGTTTTTGTCTTTTTTCCCAGACTTCATCATTCGGAGCAAATTCTTTTCTTTTTTGAATATCCTGTCTTCTTTTACAAAGAGTTACAACTGATATTTTCTCTTTTATGTCATTTATATTCCAGTTATGTTTTTCACAAATTTTAACAAGCAAATGGGTATCTACATCATCTGCATTTTTTAATTCAGGATATTCCCTAAAAATTTCCTCAATTTCTTTAGTATGATTTATTTTTGCCATTATTCCCTCCTAACTGAATAAATCATCTATCACATATCTAAAACTTTTTATTTTTTTATGTTGAAACAACTGTTTTCCCAGTTGTCTTACTTCATTTATGCTGATACTTTTCTTATTCGTCATTTTGTAAAATTCGTCAAAATTATGAATATCTATTGCATAAGTTTCTGACAAATCTCTAAAATTAAGTATCATATACGCTTTTACATTATTTTTCTTTGTTTCCAATCTCAAGTTATATAAAAACGTCTGCTGTTCATCAACTGTGTCTTTTATATTTGTGAATGGCATTGATTTACCTAAAAAACTTTTCAACTCCACAAGGACGAGCAAGCCGTCCCTAAAGAGTATAAAATCACATAAGTTTTTGTTTTTGAACCTAACCATCTGCCCATTAACAGTCCCTGTTGTTCCATCTTTTAGCCTTTGCAAAAAGATTTCATCAGTATTAACACTATTTTTAAAATCTTCCTCAAACTTTTTCCCTGCGTTTGTTGCCATTATTCAACAACCTCCGCCTCTTGAATTGTTGCAAGGGTTGCTCCATATATTCCGTCTTTTCCTTTTCTTGTAACCGTTATTTTACCCTCATCAATAAATTTCTCAACAATCCTTGTACATTCCTTTGCTCGTATTTTCGTATTTAATTGTATATCCCTCGCCTGATAATAGTACGGCTCATTCTTTTTCAAAAATTCAAGTATTTTTTTCTCTTTTCTTATTTCTTCCTTTTCTGATTTGCTCGTATTCTTGCCCTCTGCGACGCTAAATGATTTCGCTGGGGATTTAATTGGCTGTTCCCCTTTTTCTTTGCTCACGGTTTCCTGTGTCGCTTTTGTGGGTTTTTTTTTCATCTTGTATTTTTC